TCGTGGGCAAATGACGATGAGTATCCAGCACCGGATACGCCGGACACTTGGGAAGAAGTGAAAGAGTTCATCAAAAATGATCTGCAAAGCATCTTAGAGTTACAGCAGAATATTGAAAAAATAGATGTTTCTGAGATTCCCTCGAGCGAGGTCCTCGAACTGGATGAAATCAGATTGAAACGTGGTTTGATATCCCCTGTAGACTTTATTGAACAAAAGAAACGACAATTTATAAACGAAGGCATACAGGAGCTTATTACTGATGACTAGAAAATTTACGATGGCTATCACGTATCAGAACCTTGCCACGTCGAAACCCTCGACAGTGGTCTATCAGTCGTTGTCGCTGAACCAGGTCCGTGATCATTCGCTGATGAAAAAAATCGAAGAGGGCATGAAAGAAAACCCTCCGACACTTCAGTTGATGGGTATGACTCTGACCAGCGTCCCTCACCATCCACAAGCTTTGAAAGAGCAGACGCAGTTTCTTGCGGGTGACGATTTCGAAGTGAAAGAAAAGAAAATATTGTGAGGTCGTTATGTTTTGGATTCTGAGCAAAGTGCTGGGCTGGTTTGCCCCGCCAGAAAAAGAAGCGGATGCGAGGTTGAAAGAAAAGCTACAAAAACACAGAAAACGACTAGAACAAGTTGAAGAGGAGACCGATTAGTCGTAGAGTGGTTTTGACCCCAAGGGGGCCTGGTTTTCACTCCCAAAGACCGGCCCCTTCCCTTTCCCTACCTCATGGCACACTCGCAAATCCAATACGGACCCGCCTTCTCGCACATTTTAATCATCTTACGATCAGGACAGTTGACGTACTCGTGACCCTTGTATGCCCAACCGGATCGTTTGACCGGCTCGAAAGCATTACAACCAGGTAGTAAGAAAACAAAAAGAAGTAAACGCCGCCAACGCGACACCCGGACGGCGCGGGTTGTGTCTGGCCTGTAAGGTTTGGCCGTCATCGCTATCCTTATTTCGAGGAGAAGAAAAGGATGAGCGGATAGTGAATCAACCCATGCTCCGGGTCAAGCGGCATGGGACGCCACGGAAGGTCTGATGAAACCTAACCCTCACCCCGGAAGAGAAAGGTGCTCCGCCTCTTTGATGCGGTCCTCCTTCCATTCCCGAAGAATCTTGATTAACTGGTTACTGATCGGGCGGTCCTCGTGTTGTGCAAGAATCTTGATCTCCTTGTACACCTCCATAGGCACCGCAACCGACTTAAATTTTTCAGTGTTCATATGTAAGAGTATAAGACCATGTAGGACACTAAGCAAGTGGTTTGGCTTCACCCCAGGTTGGCCCGAGGTCAATGTCGCATCGATTCGGAACCCTCAACGGTATCGCCTCCTCCATAACTTCTCTGATCCGTCGTGCGTGGTCCGCATCCATCACACTGCAACCCAACTCATCATGCACCTGCACCAAGGGCAGTTCTCCTGCTTCATATAGATCTACCATAGCCTGTTTTGTCATGTCCGCCGCGCTGGCCTGTATCAAACGATTGAGTGCCTTGTAGGTATAGGCTCGTCGCAGGGGCGTAGTATCGCCGTAAGTGGCCTTGGCTTCTGCTCGAGGCATGGCTTTTTTCAGATCAAAGCCCAGTGGCTCATATAGATTGAACCGACACTTTCGGCCTTTCAGAGAGCGTATCGCGCCGTCCTCTTTGGTATCCACGGACCTTGCTACGCCCGACATAAGCTCTTTCACAAACGGCACTCGGGCATGGTACTGACCGGTGATCTCTTTGGCCTCGTCCACTGACACGTCCAACTGACCTGCCATCTTGTTCACTCCCATACCGTACATTAACGCCAGATTCAAAACCTTGGCTTGCTTTCTGGGTATCTGGGCCATTTCAGAAACCATCGTATGAAAATCTGTGGCTGGATCGTCGTTGTAAGCCTGCACAAACTCTTTTGCACCCTTAAGCGGCTGGTTCTTCCACTCTCCAAATACACTGGCGTAGTGGACCAAGATCCGTGGCTCCTGCTGACTGAAATCTATTGCGGCCCACTCTTCACCTTCTTCCGGCAAGAACAAACTGCGGATCAAGGGACCGAGTTTTGGGTCACGTGCCGGTAACTGCTGTAGGTTGGGGTTGTTCATGGACAAACGACCGCTAACAGTGCCGCCCTCATCGGATCTCAACTGGTTGATATGGCCGTGTATCCGGCCCTCTTTCGAGACGTACTTCATCATTGACGATATGAACGTGCCTTGGATCTTGTTGAGGTTCCGGGCTTCCACCACCAGTTTGGCAAACTCGTGGGGATGCTCCTGCAAAAAGACTTTTGTGAACGAGGGTTGTCCGGTCTCGGTCCTTGCGTACTTGATACCCAGCTTGTCAAACGCCTTTGAAAGCGAGGCTGCTGCCCATAACTCAACGTCCATGCCAGCCATGTCTTTGATTTGTTTGAGTTTTTGCTTCTCTTCTTTCAGTAGCTGCTGTTTTGTTCTCTCACACTTCTCAAGATCAATACGCACACCCCGAAACGTCATGTCTATCAAACAGGGCGTAAGCCGTGTCTCGAGGTCAAAGATCGTCTCAAGACTCTCCTTGCTGATCTCTACCTTGAAAAACTTGTAAAGATCGTAAGTCAGTCGGGCATCCTGTTCGGCATACGGACCCACAAACTGGCTGGGTAACTTCCATAGCTCGGCCTTGGGGTCTACACCAAAATCAACTGCCGCCTCAGTCAAAAGTTTTTCTGACTTGGCCTCACCCAGATAATCGTAACCCAAGGCGTTCAAGCTATAGCTGAAGCGGTTTTCATCCAGCAACGCTGCCATGACCATCGTATCCACAATCTCGCCGTGTACCTCAACACCCATCGCTTTCAGCCAGCCAAGGTCATAAGGCGCGTTGTGCATAATCTTGATTGACTCGGTTTGCATTTGTTTTTTTAACCAACGCATGACAATGCCTTTATCCAAGTTGCCGCCGCCGTGGTGTCCGATTGGGTAATAGTCTTCCCAACCCTCTCCTGCTACGGCAATGCCCACTACGTCGCCGTCTTTTCTGGGCCAGCCGGGGCCGTTCTGCTTGAGGTTCGGGTCGCGTGTCTCGAGGTCAATCGCTATTTCTTTGTATCCTGTAAGATCCCTCAACTCAAAAGGCGGGGTCCATTCAGAAGTTGGCGTAAACAAGGGGAACTGGAGCCTAGTTTCTTTTTGCATTCTCGTATTCCATTAAAATTTCGACATAGTGTTTGATCTTTTTGAGATCCTGTATGCCTCCCTTTTCACGCCATCGGGTGATGTACTTGACAATATTCCCTTCAATGAACGGTAGCTCGTTCGCCAAGATGTAAGTAATCGGTTGGATTTTCTGCTTTTTATAGTGTTCGCCTGCCACTTGCTCCTCCAATGCTTTCATATCGCGTAACTCCGGCTGTAGTTCTCAGGTTCCATGATAAATAAGTTTTGCTTAGATCGTGTCACGGCTACATAGAAAACACGATGGATAGAGTCTGCGTCTCGCTCCATCGATTCTTCCGCAGCCACGGTCAAATCCGTATACAACACTACGTTGTCCGCTTCACCACCCTTCGCACCGTGTATAGTGCTCAGTTTTATCCGAGGCGGTTGCGTGAGGTCTTCGCCCCTTCTCACCAACGAGTTGATATATGCAACATCAACAGAAGGTATCTTGTCTAACGCCTCTTGCCAGGACATGTCTTGAGTCACCAACAGACCGTGATGGTCACGTAGCTCCTCAAACGTGAATGTGTCCTCTTCATCCCCAACTATTTTCTTATGACCCCTAGCTATGCGAACACCGTTGCCCGTCATGTAGCTGTACAGGGTCTTGACCAAATCAAAAACCACTGGCTTTCCTTGCTGTAAAAGTCTCCAAGCCTCCAAAGCTTGTCGCACTTTCAAGCGAACACTATGCAAGCCCCCGCTTCTTTCAAAGAAAAACCCTTGTGACTTCAAAAAGTTTTGTGCACCTGCCAGATGAAACTTGGCTTGAGCTAGAAACAACCAGCTACCCTGCTCCAAGTTCAGTTCTTCGAACCCAGTAATGCGTTTTGTCATGCCCTCTTCCTGTTTTGGAAGATAATGCTTCGGGAAACGGTGAGACATCCGAGAGGATATATTCTCTGCGATTCTGTGAATCAGACGTGGCACTCGGTAGCTTTGCTTCAAAACTTCACTGCTGCCGTTCAAGTTAATAAAGTGGTCCACGTCAGCACCGGACCATTTGTATATCGCTTGATCATCATCCCCCGCACAATACATCCGAGTGGATTTCTTTTCGATAGCGTGAGCAATGTCCCACTGCAGTGGACTGAGATCCTGTGCCTCGTCAATCATAGCCAAATCGAACTCTGGACAAGTCTCATGGGCCGAGTTTGCAAATAATTCTAACATGTCCGTGTAATCGTATAGATTGTGCTCTTTTTTGTACTGAGCCAAGGACCGTGACACATAATCCACTTCTACCCACGTATATTCCAAGTCACTGAAATTGTATTCCGATTTCAAAGGTGTTTTCTTAAGTCGGGACAGC